TACTATTTATGGATAAAGCAAGAGCAGATTTAGAATTACGAAGAAAAACTGGTGGTGCAGGTATGTTTGGATTATTTGGTAATCCTACATCAGGTCAAATAGCACAAACCATGGGCGTAATGGGAATGACAGAAGAAGAAGCTATTTCACATATAAAGCATTTTAATATGGAAATGAAAATTGCTAATATGGAACTTGATACTATGGAAAAAATGGGAACAAGTGTTGGAACTGCTCTAACTGATGGACTAGCAAATGCTTTTGTAGAAGTCGCAAAAGGAACAACAACATTTGCAGATGCATTTAGAAATATGACAATTCGAGTACTTGCGGATATTGCAGCGATGACTATGAAAATGGCAATCTTCAAAATGATCGCAGGATTTTTGGCACCTGGCTCTACTAGTTCCATAGACATGATAAATATGGGACACAACTTTAGTGGTGGTGGTATAAATATGGGAGCAGTAGGTTCAACCTTTGGAACAACATCAGGACTTCAAGTAGGTCATCTTGGAACTACAGGTAGAGCAGGAGGAGTTATGTCATCACCAGGATATCGTTCCTATGCAAGAGGTGGTATAGCAATGGGCCCAGACTCAGGATATCAAGCAACACTTCATGGAACAGAAGCGGTTGTACCACTTGGAAACAGTAGAAGTATTCCAGTGGAATTAAAAGGCGAAAGCGGCGGAGTAAATAATATTACTGTGAATGTAAACGGCGGAACAGAAGGTGGCGGACAAAATCCAGAACAAGGAAGAGCAATTGGACAAATGATACAAGTAGCAACAATGGAAATCATTCAAAGAGAGAAGAGACCTGGAGGAGTTTTAAGTAAATAATGGCAACAGAAATCTTTCAAAATAGTGGAGCAAATATATCAGGGTTTTCTGCAGGCGTTCCTGTAGATAAAGGATTTACTAGATCAAATACACCAACTATTCACTCAATAACTTTTGGTGATGGTTTCGAGCAGAGAGTAGCAAATGGTATAAATAATTTACAACAAACTATGTCAGTTACTTTTAATACTCGACCAAAGGCAGAAATAGATTCTCTTGTAGACTTTTTTGAAGATTTAGGTGGTGTATCAAAGTTTCAAATGACAATAGATAAAGATACAGCAGGAAGTGATACAAATGCAACAGAAACAATAAAAGTTGTATGCAAAACATGGAATCAGACATGGGACTATGATAATTACTATAGTCTTTCAGCAACTTTTGAAAGAGTATACGAGGCATAATGGCAGAGAAAATAGCAATAAGACAACTACAAGGTTTAGAACAAACTTCTGCATTTGTTACATTATTCGAGTTAGAATATAACGATGCTGGTGCTTTTAAATACTTTGTAAGAAGTGGTGAAGCAGATAATAGTACTTTACATTTTAGAGACTATGACAGTCCTGGAACAATTAGAGAGTATGAAATACTTCCAATAACAGTAGAAGATTTACAACATAGCTCAACAGGCCCTTCTACAAGACCTATTCTTCGAATAGCAAATGTACTAAATACTTTTGAAACAGCAGTTGGAGTAAATTTAGATAATCTACTAGGCAAAAAGTTAATAAGAAGAAGAACACTGAAAAAATATTTAGATGATGGAAGTGGAAGCAGTAGTAATCCACCAGTTGAATTTCCTCGACAAGTTTATATTATTGATAGAATTGAAACTAGAAATGCTTTAGAAGTTGCTTTTGAACTTACAACTCCTTTTGAAGTAGAAGGATTAACTTTACCATATAGACAAGTAGGACATAACGCATGTAGTTGGATTTATCAAGGAGCAAGTCCAACAAAGAGTATAGCAAATCAGATAGGTGGTTGTACTTGGCATGCAAGAGGGCTTTATAATTTAAAAGGAGTAACATTTACAGTATATGTAAATTATGATGATGAATATGTCATATCTTCAAGTACTTCATTTTCTACTTTTAGTAGTAGTGCTAGTGCAGATGGATATCATACTACTACTACAGCATACTCAAATGGAGCAGCAGGTGGTGTTTATAGATTAAAAGCAGATGGTTCATTTGATACATCAACAACAGGTAATCTAACACATTATTGGCAAGCAGTTAGAGCAACAAGTACTACTCCTTCAGATAGTAGCACAGATTGGAACAGAGTAAGAATTTTTCAATCATATGTAAATACTAATGCTTGGTATGCTTATAGTGATGATAGGTATAATGACTATGTAACTCATAATAATATATTATGGAAAGCAAAAAGAACACAAGCGTCAGGCGGAAGTCAAGTGGCTCCAAGTGATGCAAATACTGATTATTGGGAAAGAGGTGACATCTGCGGCAAAAGATTAAGTTCTTGTAAATGTAGATTTGGATTTAATCCAATAAGTCCTAATTCAGGTACAAGCACAGGAAAAGCTACAAAAGATACAGAACTAAGATTGCCTTACGGAGGATTTCCAGGTGCAAGAAAGTTTAAGTAACCTCTTACCTGAGATATATTCTCACATGGCAAAAGAGGCACCAAGGGAAGGTTGCGGACTCGTAATAGATGGACCAAAATTTATTCCTTTGGAAAATATAAGTGAAGAGAAAGATCACTTTACAATCGACCCAAAAGAATTCGTCAAGTATTCGATGATTTCTAAAATATTATATGTAGTCCATAGTCACTACATGCAAGATTGTAAACCAAGTGAGCATGATAAGAACAACAGTAAAGCGATAGGTATACCATATTTAATAGTGTCCTATCCAGAGAAAAAAGAGTATATTTATGACCCAAGTTAAATTATTAGGAGAATTAGGAGATAAATTTGGAAGCGACTGGTCTTCCAATAGTAAATCTATGCGTGATATTTTTAAATTAATTGACTGTCAAGTTGAGGGATTTAAAGAGTACTTACAAGATTGTCACGAAAAGAATATTGGGTTTACTATACAGAATGGTGAAGATTTTATTGACTATGATGATTTACTTCTCTGTGATATAAAAGATACAGTTATTATTTCACCTGTTCCTGCAGGTTCTGGAAAAGGACTCGGAAAGATACTTGCAGCGATAGCAGTAATTGCTTTAATCTTTTTATTTCCTGCTACTATGGTTGTAGGAGCTCCTGCAGCAGGAACAGCTGGAGCTTCAATGAGTGCAACTTTTAACGCTCTCATGGCAGGAGGACTAACAGGCACTGGTTTCTTTGTTGCTAGTATCGGAGCAAACTTAGCAATCGCAGGATTAACAGAAATGAGCGCACCAGATGCAGGAGATATGACAAGTGACCCTTCATTTCTATTTAACGGAGCAGATAATAGTATAGAACAAGGTAAACCTGTTCCTGTACTTTATGGAAAAATGAAAATTGGAGGAACTCCAATCAGTCAGCAGTTCACTCCAGGAAGAATAGTAAATGGTAGAGGATATGTGTATTTATCAGGAGATACTGATTATATAGGTGGAAGACATGTAGGCAGTGACACAGGTGGTACTATTGGCGGAACCGTTGGAGCAGCTGATGGAGCTGCAGGAGATATTGATGGATCATCAGCATATATTGTAGATGCCCCTGAATAGGAATATAAAATTATGGCAAAATATACAAGTCAACCCTTTGGAGTAAAAGATAGAGATGATCTGAAAAGACCAGAAAAAGATCAATTTGCAACAACTTATGATATCTTAAGTGAAGGCCCAATTGAAGGTCTTGCAAATGGTTTATCTTCTATTTTTATTAATGATATTCCATTAATACAAGAACAAGCAGAAAATATACTTAAACCAAGAAGATTTAGAGCAAATGTTACAGCAAGTACAGCAACTATTACAAGCACTCAGTTCGGAGAAATTAATGCTCTTAGGTTTCAAAATAAAACAGGATTAAATTTAGGTACAAGAAAGATTGCAATAGAAAAAGCAGGAGCAAAAGGAACAGGTATAGCTTCTGCAACAGCAGATTCTTTTACAGTTACAACATCAAGCAGTTACTTTACTGTAACTATGTTAGCACATTGCAGACAAAGAGAAGTTCCTGTATATTTAAGAATTGCAGGAGCAGGCCCAAATGGTTCAGAACTTCGAACAAGAGTTACAAATTTTACTAGCGTAACTGAAGTAGAGATTGCCGATCCAATTGCTACAACTGTTTCAAATGTTGATATTTTCTTTGATCATTTTTGTAATCTATCTTCTATTAGTGGAAATGTTGGTACAGTTTCACCAGCACCTATATCAACTGTAAGTAGTGCAAATATTCAAATAGGTAGTCCTATCACAACTGGACTAAACTTATCAAATTTATTTAATTTCAAAGATGTAGAAATTGGATTTCGTGTTGGTAATCATATACAACCACTTCTTAGCCCAAGTGATAGCGAAGGTACTTCAACTTTATTTACACCGAACATACAATTAGAACAATCAGATTTACGAGATGTTATAGGAATAACAGGAAACTTAACAATAAACTATAACGATGAATTAGAAGAACCTTCTCAATCAGAAGGTACATCAGCAGACACAGTTTTAAGTGCTGCAGCTATGGGAGTTACAGCAGCAAGTGAAGTTGATGAAGTACATCTAACTTTTGCATTTCCACAGTCTCATGCTATAAAACAAGCAAATGGAACAAAAGGAGCTTCTTTTGTTGAACTTCAAATCTTTTTTGAGTATAGTACAGATGGTGGAACTACATTTACTTCTGAACTTGCTTTTGGACCAAGCAATAATGATGTACTGACTCGTACTGGTGGTAGAAATGGGAGAAATGTAAACTTTGTTATAAATGGTTCAACTAATATTCCAAACAATGGTTATATAAAACCAAATCCAGCACAATTTACAAGTTTTATTGAAGAATTTAAAATAGATACAAGAGAATTTCAACCATTTGATACTTACAGAATTAGAGTAAGAAGAATTACAGATTTAAACTTCAAAGATAAATCATATCAACATACAAACCCATGTACTTTACAATCAGTAGATAATATAGTAAAAGATAAACTTTACTATCCATATACTTCTTATGCAAAACTAGGATTCAATGCAAAAGATTTCGATAGTAATGTTCCAGTTCGAAGTTACTTACTCAAAGGTCGAAAAGTTAAAGTTCCTACAAACTACTTTACAAGAGATGAAAATAATGGAGCAGCTACTTATACAAGAAATGTTTCTTCAGGAGCAGTTGAAAGTACATATCAAACATGGGACGGTAATTTTAGAGGAGATACTACTACTTTTAATGCATCATCAGTAAACTTTGATGAAGTCTATACAGATAATCCAGTATGGATATTCTACGATTTACTAACAAACACAAACTATGGACTAGGTCAATTTATTGACGCAGATCAAATTGATAAATATGAATTATTTAGATTAGCAAAATTCTGTGACGAAGAAGTAGATGATGGAGAAGGTGGAACAGAACCTAGATTTACCTGTAATGTTTATATAACACAATCAACAGAAGCAACAAACTTAATTAAACAACTTGCTTCTGTATTTAGAGGAATGGCAATATGGATGGACGGACAAATTACTGCTATTTCTGATAGACGTCAAAATCCAGTTTATACCTTTACAAAAGCAAACGTAAAAGAGGGTGTGTTCTCATATGAAGGCACAGGAGAGAAAGTAAAAGTAAATCAAATAAAAGTTACATGGAATGATCCAGCAGATAATTACAAACAAGCAGCAGAATATGTTGAAGATACACAAGCCCTTATATCAAGTGCAACAGGTAAAGCACCTCGACTTATAAGAAAAGAATTACTCGCATTTGGTACTACATCAAGAGGACAAGCACATAGATTAGGTAAATGGAAATTATTAAGTGAACAAACAGAAACAGAAACAGTAAGTTTTGTTACTGGACCAAATGCAATAGGACTAAAACCTGGAGACATAATTGCAGTTCAAGACGCAGACAGAGATAGAGCAAGTTATTCAGGTCGAGTATCAAACTATAATCCAGAGGCAGGATTAACACTTGATGAAACATTTGGAAGTGGAGGAGCCTCTATACGAATACAAGGAGGATCAGGTAGTGAGCCTAAATATGAAACATCAGAGGAACATGGAAATGCAGTATTTGCTGGTGAAGTAAATCTTCCTTCGAGTTTCTCACAAGACGCTTGTATGTGGGAACACGGAGGAAGTGGCGTAGGTTCTTGGCTTGGTGTTCGTAGCATAAGTGGAGTCTACAATCTTACCCTCAGAAGTGGAGAAGGAAGTGCGGGTACGCAGGCAACTTCAGCAGACGGTATTGTTACAAATATTCCAATCGCAGATATTCCAGAATTTGATGATGGAGTACATACAGTTGTATGGGAGTTTGCTCCTGATACAACACCAGCAACACAGAGATTATGGATAGATGGAAAACTTTATATTGATGACGAAACTTTAAGTGGAGCTATGGAACAAGGCGAATGGTCAGGAGGTAATGAAGGTGGTTGGTTAGAAGCAAATGGAACACAATCAGGTGAACTTTCTGCAAACTCATGGCCAGTAACATCAGGTTCTTCAGGACTAAGACATTATTTTGGTGAATTAGTAAGTTCTTCAGGTCAAACTACAACTCAAGTTGTATTAGATAGAAATGTTACAATTCCAGCATATAGTTCATCATTCCCACCTCAACTACTACTCATATATCCAGAAGGTGGAGCATACTTAAATCAAGACAGCGCAACAATCAGTAGTGTTGATTATTCAAAGGGCGATTTAATTCCTTCTGTAACTTCTTCTTCAGCAGCAGCAAATTTAACTGATGATTCAAATAATCATGTAGATGTATATTGGTCAGAAAATGCAAGAATAGAATCAAAAACAATATCAAGTCCAGGTACAAGTGGTGGTACTACAAATACTCTAACAGTATCAAGTGCCTTTACTGCAATTCCAAGTCCAGAAGTAATGTGGAGTCTACGAATATTTAATACTGACGGAACAGAAGCAACAGGTACAGTAAAAGAATATAAATTAATCAATATAAAAGAAGTAGAGAATCAAGAATTTGAAATAGTAGGTGCAGAGTATAATAAAAATAAATTTGACTTAATAGAAAGAGGATATGTAATCGATCCACGACCAAATGATACTTTTCCAAATCCAGAAGATGAAGTTCCAGCACCTGCTCATATTACATCTAAACTAACACCTTCTGAAAACGCAGAACAAGATACTACAAATAGTAATTTTAATATAGGACATGACGTTAATCTTGATTGGGATTACCCAGAAAATAGTGACGGATCAAGATATGGTTTTGTAAGTGGTTTTGAAGTAACACACAACTTTAAAGGAAAATTCATAACTGAAAGAGTAGAAACTCAGACTCAAGGAATCGTTATAGAAAATGTAAAAGGTGGAACATATGAAGTAGAGATTAGAACAATTTCAAGTATAAATACTTTCTCTCTTCCTACAAAAAGAACAATAGAATTTAGTCAATTACACTTTACAACTCCAACAGCTCCAACAAAACAAGGTAAAGTTCCAAAAGGCGGACTTATAACTGCTCCACTAAGTGTAAATACATCTACTGGTGGTGCTTCAATTAATGCCGGTTCTACAGGTACTTTTCAATTTACAAATGAAAATGGAGAAATAAAAACTTTAACAGCCAGTCAAAATTCAGATATGTTTAATACTACAACTACTTTGGCTGCAGGAAATCAGGGAGATGGAACTTATCAACTCTTAGTTGATGATAGTGCCACTGCTTTAAAATATATAAATGAGAGAACAGATACATCAGCAAGTCCTGCATTTACTTATTTTAAAAATGCAGGCTCTAGTACTGGACTTACAACTAGAACAGGTACAATTACTGTAGAAAGAGGCTCAAATAAAGTTACAGGTAGTTCTACAACTTTTTCAACTCATTATGAACCCGGTGATACATTCCATATTGACAACGGATCAAGTACAACACAAGCAACAGGAGCATCCTCTTCAAATTCTACAACAGTAACTTTATCAGCATCAAACTCAAATATAAAAGTAGGACAAACAGTTACAGGAACTTTCTTTGGTACAGATGAGTCTACTTATACAAATCTAGGCGGAAGCACGGTAAAAACAGGAGCAGGAGAAGTATTTGTTACTGCTATAAGTGGAACAACTCTTACTGTTTCAGCACCGATTACAGTAGCAAATGGAGTTACTCTAACATTTACTCCAAGAACTTCATATAAAACTGTTTCCGAAATTGTTTCAGACACTTTAATGTTTCTTGATGAAGCAGTTGAAAGAAAATATGAAGGAGCAGTTCATAAGGAACTATCTTTCAAACCTGATACAATAAAAGATACAATTATTGCAGATGTAAAACGAACAACAATACTTGGAAACACTACTTTCTCACTATTTACTCAGTATGCAGATTATACAGTTGCAGAAGAGTCTCTAACTTTTGATAGACTACACCCAGACCTAGTCGTAAAAGAAACAGGAACAGGAGAAGGTATAGCAAATAACGATAATGACACAACAATTCCTACATCAGCAGCCGTAAAAGATTACGTAGATACTCAAATTACAGCAGAAGATTTAGACATAGCAGGAGATACAGGAACAGGAGCAGTTGATTTAGATTCACAATCACTTACAATTGCAGGTACAACAAATGAAATAGAAACTTCTGCTTCAGGA